AAGAAATAGCTGTTGTAATTACTGAGGCAGTACAAGAAATTGTAGCTGATGCACCTGAAGAGTTAAAAGCACAACTATTTAAGAAAACAAAATTGTCTAAGACTAAAAGAAACACGAAGTCTAGAATAGAAATGGCAAAAGAAAAAATTGCTAGAATACAAAAAAGACAAGATCTAAAGACAAAAACAAATTCAGGGAAAAGGTATGTACATAACCCTGAAGCAATAAGTAAAGAAAAACAAGAATTTAAAATTAGCGAAGGACGTGAAATGAACACTATGGATCGCATTTTAAATAAATTGTATAAATAATAATTAATTTTTATAAACAAAAACAAGATGAAAAAAAATTCATTAAACAAAAAAAGAAAAGTAAATCTTGCGACTACTACTGATATCACTACAACCTATGCTGGTGAATCGGCTGGTAAATATGTAAGTGCAATGCTTTTAACAGCAAACACTATCGAAAATGGTGGTGTTACAATTATGCCTAATGTAAAATATAAGGCTACAATGAAAAAAGGATCATTTGATGATATTGTCAAAAATGCCGAATGCGATTTTACACCTACATCAGAACTAACTTTGACAGAACGTGTACTAGAACCAAAGGAACTAGCTGTAAATCTAACTTTGTGTAAGAAAGATTTTCGGGACGACTGGGATGCAATTTCTATGGGATATTCAGCATACGACAATTTACCACCATCATTCCAAGAATGGATGATAGCGACAGTTTTGGGCAAAGTAGCACAACGTAATGAATTGTCTTTATGGCAAGGTAATGGTGCAACATCAGGTCAATACAAAGGCTTAACGTCTCACATGTCAGATGGTATCGCATCAGGTGATATTCCAGCTGGAAATGTAGAAGCTGGTACTACGATAGATAGCAGTAACGTCATTGTGGAGCTAGGTAAAGTTGCCGATTTAATTAGCAATGAAGTATATGGTGCTGAAGGTCTTTCAATTTATGTTAGTCCATCAATCATGAGAGCATACGTAAGAGCATTAGGTGGTTTTGGATCACAAGGTCTAGGTGGATCAGGTGTTGATTCAAAAGGATCACTTTGGTACAATAATCAGGCTTTGTCATTTGATGGCATTCCATTGTTTATGGCTAATGGTCTACCAGCTAATCAAATGGTAGCTACTACAAAAGACAATTTGTTTTTTGCGACTGGAATTTTAAATGATTCAAATGAAGTTCGTTTAATTGATACTTCTGAGAGTTTAGGCGACCAAAACGTAAGGGTGGTTTGTAGATTTACAGCTGGATGTAACTACGCCATTGGAAAAGATATCGTAACATACGGCATATCTTAAGATGAAATAAAGCGAAGGGGTATTAATTTACCCCTTTTTAATAATAATTTTTAAAAACAATATATATGAGTTGTTTAATAGCAAATGGTAGAACGGAGCAATGCAAGGATTCAATTTCAGGAATTTCTGAAATTTATTTTGTGAATTATGATGATCTAGACATTGAAAATGTTACGTATGCTACTGGTGGTGATGATATCACATTGATTACTGGTGTAACAGATCTTTATAAGTACGAACTAAAGGGTGCTAATAGTTTTGAGCAGAACATCATTTCGTCTCGCGAAAATGGTACGACATTTTTTGAACAAGTGTTGACCATCCAAATGAAAAGACAAGATGTCGCTACACATAAAAACGTGAAATTTTTGGCATATGGTAGACCTAAAATTGTAGTGCATACACGAAGCAATCAATGGTTTCTAATGGGCTTAAATGAAGGTGCTGATGTAAATGCTGGAAAAGTATCTACTGGTAGTGCATATGGTGATTTTAATGGCTACGAATTGACGTTCCAATCTAATGAACGCATTCCAGCCAATTTCTTAACTGATGGATCAGGTGGTGATTTAGCTGATGAAGATGCATTAAAAGATCTTTTTAATAATGCTACAGATCCAGTTACAATACATACAAACTAAAAATATTTTTTGGGTTAGTAATAAGTGGATAAAGGGATGGTAGAAATTACTATCCCTTTTTTAGTACAAAACACTTATTTATTGTTATATAAGTATGACAATATTAGAACCGAATAGCACAAGTGATCAAATAGTCAAATACATTCCATTTAAAAATGATACTATTACCAAAATAGAATTTTTAGATGAACAAAAAAACGTAACTACAGAAGCTACTTTTAACAGCCAAACAACAGAAAGTTTTTACCATAAAATAAATGTTAATATAAGTTTAAATGATGGTTATATTTACATGATGGTTTTTTATAATGGTACTGATGTAATTTTTAGAGACAAATGTTTTTCTACATCACAACCAATAAGTACGTATAGTGTAAATAATGGTGTTTATGTAAATGCACCTAGTAGCACAAATGAATACATAATTTTATAATATGGACAATAGCAAATTTCATGTAATTAATTTAGTGGAATATGAACCACCTAGTATAACCGAATCTACTAAGGAAAATTGGGTTAGCTATGGTACTGATAACGATTATTACGACTGGGTTATTGATCGTTATGTTAATTCACCTACTAATAATGCAGTAATAAACAACGTAGTAAAGCTAATTTATGGTAAAGGATTAAAAGCTACAGATAGTGCATCTAAGCCAAATGAATATGCACAAATGGTTTCTTTATTTAAAAAAGACGATTTAAGGCAGTTAATTATGGATCTGAAGATGTTAGGTCAATGTGCAATACAAGTCGTTTACAACGAAGATAGAAGCCGTATAATCGAATCCTACCATGTGCCTATACAATTATTAAGACCTGAAAAATGTAATGAAGAAGGTCTAATAACTGGATACTATTTTAGTAATGACTGGTCAGATCCTAAAAAATATGTACCTGAACGTATAGAGGCATTTGGATATGGTACATCAGATACTCAAATTTATTGTGTAAAACCATATAGTCCAAATTTAAAATATTTTGCCTATCCTGATTATTTGGGTGGTTTACAATATGCTGTTTTAGAAGAAGAAATTGCAAATTATTTAGTAAATGAAGCACAAAATAGTTTTTCAGGTACTAAAATTTTAAACTTTAATAATGGTATACCTAGTGAAGAAGAAAGGGATGCAATATCTAGGGATGTAATTCGTAAATTAACTGGTACACAAGGGCAAAAATTGATAGTTGCATTTAACCATGATGAAGCCAACAAGACTACCATTGATGATGTAAGTTTAGATGATGCACCTACACATTATGAGTATTTATCTGATGAAGCTATGCGAAAAATATTGTTATCGCATCATGTAGTAAGTCCATTAATTCTAGGAATAGCTACTAGCAATGGTTTTTCTAGCAATGCTGATGAATTAAAAAACAGCTTTATTTTGTATGAAAATATGACTTTAAAGCCATATAGAGAAATGCTAGTTGATGCCTTAGAAAACATTTTAGCATATAATGAAGTAAATCTAAATCTGTATTTTGAAACACTAAAACCTTTAGAATTTACAGATCCATTAGGTAAAGCTGTAGTAGAAGAAGAACTAAGCAAAAACGTAAACCTAAAAAGTGTAGTCGTAGATGATAATTTGGCTGTTATAGATGATAGATTAGCGTATTCTAGCAAAGAAAAAGCTGAAGAAATGGCTACAAATATAGGATGCGAAGGTGTACATGAACACGATTTTGAAGGTAAAACATGGTACATGCCATGTGCTACACATAACGCTGGTGCTGAAGAACTGAGCCTACCTAAAAAATTTGATGCTAGTGAATATGGGCATACAAAGGAAAAAAACTGGGTACTCATAGATAGTTTTGATGTAGACTATGATAAAGAATCTGAAATAGATGAAGAAATATCATTAGCACAAGAAAAAGCGAATTTAGACATTGAAAAAGAAAAGCTAAGTAGACAAAAAAAGCCTACAAAATTACAGCAAATTCGTAAAATACTATTAGATGACATATCAGCAAATCCTGATGAAGTATCTGAATTAGACTGGGTTATTAATGGCTTTTATTTTATTACAAGATATAAGTATGAAGAGGCATCATCACCAAAAGCAAAAGGTGATAGTAGGGAATTTTGCAAAGAAATGATGAATGCTGATCTTTTATACAGAAAAGAAGATATTGATCGTATGAGTAGTGATGGCGTTAATGGTGAATTTGCACCAGCTGGAAAATCTAGTTACGACATTTTAAGGTGGAAAGGGGGAGTTTACTGCCATCATTCCTTTAAAAGACAAATTTTTATAGGTTTAGATACTGGTGAACCATTAGATCCTGATAGTCTTGAGGCACAACAAATTAGTATAAGTAGGGCTAGAAAATATGGTTATAACCTAAAAGATCCTAAAGGTACAGCTATAGCACCTATTAACACACAAGATAGAGGATCACTAAAAAATAAGTAATATGGCTGATGTTTTATTTGTAACTAAAGAAGATGTAGTAAGGTTTACTGGTCTTAACGGAAATACTGATGTAGATAGATTTTTGTATAAAGTTAAAATTGCACAAGATTTAGATGTACAAGTTTTATTAGGTACTAAGTTATTTGAAAAGCTAAAAAATGACATTATAGCTGGTACATTAGCTGATCCCTATTTGACTTTGTTACAAGACAAAATAAAGCCTATTGTAATACATTTTGCAATGGTGCAATTTTTACCTGAAGCACCATATGTAGTAGGTAATAAAGGTGTATATAAAAGAACATCAGAAAATGGTGAAACTATAAGTAGTGATGAACTAATAAAATTAATAGAAAATGAACGTAGTATAGCTGAACACTATGCACAACGATTTATTGATTACATGTGTTATAATTCAGATCAATTTCCTGAATACTTAAATAACACGAATGATGATATTTATCCTAGTAGAAGGAACTATTTTAATGGTTTGTACATATGAAACAATACAAGCCTAAAAAAGTCAATATGCGAAAACTATTAACGTATTTAAAACGAAAAAATGCCATTAGTAAAAAAAATTAGTCAATTAACAGCAAAAGGTAGTAACATAGATACTACTGATCTATTGCCTATAGCTGAAGTAGATGGTAGTGGATATGCTACAAAACACATTACTGGTGAAGAAATACTAAATGCTGTACAATTAATTACAACAAGAACCATTAGCAATACATCACATACATTAACATTAGCTGATGCTAATAAATTTATATTTTTTGATAATGCAAGTGCTATAGCTGTAACAATACCCACAAATAGTTCTGTAGCATTTCCTACTGGTACACAAATACTATTTAGTCAATATGGTGCTGGTCAAGTTACAATAAGTGGTGATAGTGGTGTAACTTTAAATAACGCTGGTAGTAAAAACAAAACTAATGAACAGCATAGCGTAGGTACTATGATTAAGGTAGGTACTGATGAATGGTATTTAACTGGTGATTTAACAACGTAATATGTATATATCTACACATGGAATATTAGCTACTAGAATGCATGGTACATCAGCACCATTTACGGATACAAAATCCATAGATTTTGATGGTGTGGATGATTATGTAACTATGGGAACTGGAAATTTGGCTTTTAATAGAACTACTCCATTTAGTGTTAGCATGTGGGTTAAAATGCATCAAGCTGAAACATCTATGATGATAGGCAAAGGTCATAATGGTGGTGATTTCTATGGATGGGTTATGTGGACTAGTCCAAGTGGTGCTAGAAACAAATTTAATTGTAGGGTACGAAAAAGCAGTTCACAACTTGTACAATTTCAAGGATCAACGGCATACGATAAAAATGCTTGGTATCATTTGGTAATGACTTATGATGGAACTGGTATAAATACTGGTCTTAAATTGTATGTAGATGGTGTTAATCAATCAGGTACAAGAACTGGAACATTGACACAAGATATTGTTTATTCCCCTGATAGACCTTTTAACATTGGTTCTAGAAATAATGGCAATTTATGTTTTAATGGCTTAATAGATGAAGTAGGCATTTTTAATGCTGAACTTTCGTCAACTGATGTAACTGCTATTTATAATAGTGGTACTCCTGATTCACTTGCAAGTTATTCAAGTTTGACAAATTGGTGGAGGTGTGGTGATGGGGATACAATTCCTACGTTAACAGATAATAAAGGTAGTATTGATGGTACAATGACTAATTTTAGCTCATTCACATTTAGTTCGGATGTGCCATAAAAAACAAAATAATGAAAGGATTTGAACAATTTACAGATGTAATAGCTATTGGTGTAGGAATGGTAGGTGCTATGGCAAAAAGCATTAAAAAGAAACTACCAATACAAACGATAATTATTGGCATGTGTGTAGCTGGTATTTTAAGTTTTAGTCTAATTGGTGTTGTAGAATTATTCTATGATGAATTAACACCTAAATTAATAATCCTAGTAAGTTTTGTTGTAGGCTGGGTGGCAAATGAAATTACAGAAAAAATAGATTTAATTTTTGATGATCTATATGAATATGTAGAAAAGAAGATTAAAAAAATGTTAAAATAATGAAAACACATACAGATACAATTATAGATGGAAAACATGTTTGTATAGATACTATGGTAAAAAATGATACTATATACATAGAAACTATCAAATATGATAAAGAATATGAAATAATAGAAAAATTAATAGATCATAAAGACTTTGGAAAGGGTGTAACTGGTATATTAGTTTTAGTATTTGTAGCTTTTACTTTATATAAAAAATGGAATTGCACAAAAAAGAATTAGATCTAAGCAAAATTAATTTTGTTGGTATGGATCAGCGTGAATATGTACACGTAGAAACTGATAAAAAACAAATCTACCTACATCATACAGCTGGTAATTCATCAGGTGTAAATGTGATAAATGGCTGGAATAATGATAAACGTGGACGTGTAGCTACGTGTGTCACTATTTCAGGTAAAGATGCTAGAATGAGTAAAGATGGCGAAATTTGTCAAGCCTATAGCAGTAAGTATTGGGCGTATCATTTAGGAGTACGAACCGAAATATTTAAAGCATATGATGTACCATACATGTTATTAGACAAAAATAGCATAGGAATAGAAATTTGTAACTGGGGATACTTAACAGAAAAAGATGGTGAGTTTTTTAACTATGTAGGTGGCAAAGTAGATGAAAATGATGTTACATGCTTAGACAAAGCATATAAAGGAAAAAGATATTTTCATAGCTATACAGATGCACAAATAGAATCTGTAAGGCAATTATTAGTATTTTGGAATAAAAGGTATGGTATTAGTATTACGTATAATGATTGTGATATGTGGTCGGTATCTAAAAGAGCATTAAGAGGGGAAAATGGTTTATTTACACATAATTCGGTAAGACCTGATAAAATAGATATTTATCCATGTCCTAAAATGATTAACATGTTAAAACAATTATAATGGCAAAGAAAAAAGAAACACGAAAAGAAGTCAAAGCTGAAAAAAAAGAGGCTAGAAAAGAAAAACGAGCAGTAAAAAAAGCTGAACGTAAAAAGAAAAATTTTGATATTTCAATAGATACTAAAAATGTAGATATAGATATTGAACGTAAAGATGGTGTTTTTACAGCTGAACTAGATACTAAAAATTTTGATGTTTCAATACGCAAAGATGAAGATGGAGTTGTAGTAGATGTAGACAGCGAAAACAAGTTTGGTGAATGGGTTGGTAAAGTTATTGCTAGACGTGTACGTAGAAAGCATGGTAAATGAAAGTAATACAGCACAAAAAAAACGTGCATGAAGTACAATTAGAAGGCAATAAATGTACTATAGCATTATTTTCAGATATACATTGGGATAACCCACAATGCGATAGGGAACTATTAGAAAAGCATTTAAATTATTGTTTAGAAAATAGCATACCTATTTTTATTAATGGTGATCTTCTATGCATTATGCAAGGTCGATTTGATCGTAGGGCATCAAAAACAAAATTAAGACCTGAACACCAAACAGAACACTATTTTGATAGTATCGTAGAAACAGCATATGAATATTTTAAACCATATGCACATTTAATTTGCGTTATAGGATATGGAAATCATGAAACATCTATTATTAAACATCATGAAACAGATTTATTACAAAGGCTGGTGGATTACATTAACCTACGTGAAGGTACTCATATAAAAACTGGGGGTTATTCAGGCTGGATAGTGTTTAGATTGTTTCATGTCAATAATAAAGCATCATTCAATATGCATTATCATCATGGTTTATCTAAAGGTGGATCACCAGTTACTAAAGGTGCTATAGATTTGACACGTGCAATGTCAATGTATGAAAACATGGATATATTTACACAAGGTCATATACACCAAACAATGACCAGAACTGATGTTAGGGATCAATTAGTGTATAAACAAGGCTACAAGGTAGAACCTAGAGTAATTACACATGTAATAACTGGTACATATAAAGATGAATATTTTAAGGCTCATGGCATGGGGTGGCATGTAGAAAGGGGTGCTGAACCTAGAAATATAGGTGGTAAACTATTACATTTATCCTCAAAAAAAGTACAATCTAAGACGAATAAACAAATAGATATTAGTAAATTTCCATTGTAATTTAAACACATGTTAAACATTTGTTAAGCAAAAATTAGGATTATTGGTTTATTATGTTTATACTTGCATATAATTATTCACTTAATACTTAAAATTATGGCACAAGATACTAGATTTTTTAAACCCGATTTTTACTTTGGAAATCAGTATAAATACGGAAGTTTAATAGAATTGACTAATTGTTCTGAAACGGACATTTACGATCAAAATGGTAACTATACGTTTACCATTGTTTCAGGAACTGATCAAAATGGTGTAAAAACTTCAGCACCTACTACTATTGAAGTTACTAATCCAAAGGTGCAATAATGTACCTTTTTTTATTAATTATTAAAATATAAATTATGAAAAGATTATCGGAAAAAATTGACCAAGCAATTAAAGAAGAAGATAAAAATTTATCAGTACATCTATTTGCTATTAGTATAGCTGAAGTATTGATAAATAGTTATGGTACACATAACATAGAAGCATTTAACATGAGTTTAAAAGCTATGATAGAAATATATAAAGATCAGCAAAATGAAGTTTAGTTCTAAAAAACCTAAAAAAAGTAATGCGATTTGTAGGCACAATGCATTAGACATAATCAATGAAAAAAATTGTAAGGGCGAACTAAAGCAAAATGCACCGATTACGCTATTTATTCAACAAGGTACTGAAATAATAGATACTCATGGGTGTAATAGAATAGATGATGCTGATTGTGTAAAACAAGCTGAATGGAGTTTAGGTAGACAAAAATTTCATCCTGAAACACAAAAGACTATAGAACTATTTTTTGAAAAAACACCATATACATTTGATGTAAGTAAAATATTAGAACAAGGTGAAAAATTACCTATAGAATTAAAGATAATAGGTCTATGTGAACTGGTTTACTGGTCTATGGAAGTAGCATTAAAGAAAAATAGATATATAACATTCTATTTTTACCAGCTAGAAAATGGTTTGCATCCATGTTATGAAACACGATTAGCAGAAATAGTTATACATTTTTATAAATATTCTGAAAAAAGATATGCAGAAAAGAAAAAGGAATTAGGAATAAATAAATAAATAAATATAAATTATGGTACGATTATTAAAAACAAATGGTGAAATAGTGGAAAATTTTACAGCTGAAACACTAAAAGAAAAACAAGATGCTGTAGGTGGTTACATTGAATTAGTAAGATGTCCTGATAGTTCATTTTTAGTAGTAAATGAAGAGGGGATTTACAATGCATTACAATTAAATGAAGAGGCATCACGAATAGCAAACATGCACATACTAGGTGATGCTATACATTTAACAGATAGTGATATAAATACATTTTTAATGTAATAAAGTAAAAAAGGCATAGAATAAACTATGCCTTCTTTTTTGAAAATCGGAAAATTAAATATAAATTATGAGTAAATATACAAAAAAAAAGATGCAAACAAACATAGAATGCTGGGAATGTGATGGTGAAGGTAATATAGAATCTTCATCACCAGTATGTTTTAAATCAGCTAGTGAATGTTGTGGTGGGTGTTATGAAAGCTATCCATGTGATTATTGTAATGCTACTGGAAAAATAGAACCGATAGATGAATGGATGGAAAATGACATTATGATGTTAAAAAGCTATACAACAATGTTAGAAGGTTTTGATGAAATCATAAAGGAAATGAATCGAATTAAAAACGAGTTTTCAGAAGATGGAATAGCGACCTATAATATAATGGTAACAGAAAAAAATGATCATGATGTAGTAGCATTATATGAACAAGTCAAACGTATAGAAGATCATACAGAAATATTAAAAATAGAAATTATTAATCAAATAGAACGAAATTGGGAAAAATAAGAAAAGTATATGAACAGCCTGAACCTACAGATAATGACAAAAGTCCTACACCTTTAAATAGATATAAAATATGTTACTTTGCATTTGATAGCAATAGAAAAATAATAAGGTGCTGTCAATTATTGTATGCACATGATCTAAGTGAAGCCAAAAAAAAGGCTGGTATAGATTTAGATTTAATCTATGAAACACAACAATTAAATTAAATATAAATGGATAAATTAACATGGTTTAAATTTAGTCCTAGCGACTGGATGATGGGAAAAATAAGCAAATTAGCTTTAAGGTATCAAGCTGAGTACGTACGTTTTATATGTATATATTGGAATAAGCAATGCATAATGAAAGTAAGTGATGCAAAATTAGAGTTTACAAATTTAGCATGGCAAAAATTAGTAGATTATAAGATAGTAGATGTAGTAGGTGATTACGTACACATTAAATTCTTAGATGAACAAATGACACAAATAGAAGATATAAGCATAAAACGTAGTATGGCTGGTAAAAAATCAGCACAAGTGAGGGCAAAAAAGAACACTAGTAGAACAAGTGTTAAACAAATTCCAACAGATAAGATAAGAAAAGAAAAGAAAAGTATATATAGGGAATTTGATCATTTAGAAATAAGTACGGATGATTTTGATAAACTGAATAAGGAGTACACGAAACAACAAATAGATGAATGCTTAGATAATATACAAAACTTTGCTAATAACAAAAGGTACAAAAGTTTATATTTGACAGCTAGACAATGGTTAAAAAGAATGCCTAAAGAAAGCAATGATAATTTAGTAGCAAATGTAATGAAACAAATAAATGAAAGGTAGTCATTTAGAGTATTTGTATAATTTAAGGGATGGGAAAATAAAACAAGGTTTAGGTATAGGCATAGACTTAGACAAAAACCTAAAGTGGAAACGTGGTCAATTCAACGTGCTACTGGGAAATGATAATGTCGGAAAAACTATGTGGTTTAATTGGTATGCATTGTGTTTATCCATGCATCACAATATATCATGGTGTATATACTCAGGTGAAAACAATACAGCACATATTTTAAGGGATATGATCGTAATGCTATCAGGATGTGATATGAATGAATTGTCATATGATCAGATAATGCATTACAATAATCGCATAGAACAATATTTTACGTTTATAGACAATACTAAAATGTATAAACCTGAAGATTTATTAAAACTATTTGCTAATCATGATGCTGATAGCTTTTTGATTGATCCAGTAACGGCATTAGATCGTAAATTTCAGTATTCGGATACATATGAATTTTTAAATGAGGCTAGAAATTTTTGTAATGTAACTAACAAGACATTGTATTTAACTACACATCCAGTTACAGAAGCTGGTAGAACTGGCAACCTATACCCTAAAGATCACATGTGGGCAAATCATATAAAATTTCCATTAAAATCACATTGCGAAGGTGGTAAAGCCTATGCAAATAGATGTGATGATATGATTATTTGTCATAGATTAACAAGCCATCCTGAAATGAGATATTACACTATGATAGATGTGGCAAAAGTACGTGATACATCTACTGGTGGTGCTACTACTAATATGGATTCACCATTACTTTTTGAATATAACTATGGTAAAGGATTTTTAATGAATCATAAAGACAGCCTAAAAGATTATAGAAACGTAAAAACAAATACATTATGGAATTAAAACTATTACAAACAGATATAGCCTTAAAAAACCTTACACTAAAGCTAGAAAACAGCCTAAAAGAATTTAAAGAAAACACCCCACATAGAAAAGATATAATAGAATCTATGGAATCTAGTTTAGATGATGTATATGATATAAATAGTATGTATGAGTATTTAAAAACGTATTACAATACAAACGAAATGGTACAATATTTACAAACGATAGAAATAGAAAAACTAAAACGTGATAATAAAAAACTAGAAGATAGTTTAGAAGCTATCAAAAGTAATCTAAGTATATGAAATCACCTAAACGTAGAATTAAAGATAAACTAGAAAAGCTAGTAAAAGGCATGGTTAAGCAAAGGGATAAAAACACATGTCAAAAATGTAACAAAGTAGTAGAAGGTGCTAATTGTCATGCATCACATGTCATACCAGTAAGTAGGGATGGTAGATTAGCATTTGATCCTATAAATTTAAAGGTGCTATGTTTTCATTGCCATATTAACTGGTGGCATAAACACCCTACAGAATCAGGTAAATGGTATGAATCAAAATTCCCTGATAGATTAGAGTATTTAAATAAAAAACATCAGGAAAATAGAACACTAGGTAGTATTACTTTGAATTGGTATAAAGAACATTATGAAAATTTATGCAATGATATTGATCATACTAAGATATAATTTTGTATATTAGAGTAAAATATAAATTATGATATATAAAAATTTGTACGAAGTAGTACGCAAAAGGGAAAAAGAAGAATGGGAGCATTGCCAAAAAATGCATGAAAAATATGGTAGTGATGATAAATTATCACAACTAGCATTAACAAGATGGGGACAATGGAATGAAATAAAAAACATTGTAGAAGGAAAAACAAATAAATAAATATATATGGAAAACGGAAAACAAAGCATTTATAGTGCAATAGTCAAATTTCAGAATGATGTACCGATATTAACACAAAATACTGAAGGGTATGGGTATACGTATGTAGATCTAGCTGAAATAATTAGAGTAATAACACCATTACTAAAGAAACATGGTTTAGGTGTAATACAGCCATTAGAAACAGATGGTATTAAAACAATATTGTTTCATGAAAAATCAGGTGAATCTATAGAATCATTTTGTGCAATACCTAAAGATGTACAATTACGTGGAATGAATCCATTTCAATCATATGGATCAGCTATTACTTATTATAGAAGGTATAGTTTATCTAGTATGCTGGGATTAGTATCCGAAAAAGATACAGATGCATCAGGTAAACATGAAACACCCAAAAAAAAATTAAGTGATGCACATTTCAAAAGAGCATTAGAATCAATAGAACGTGGTGATTATACAAGCACCGAACTAAAAAACACGTATAGCTTAACGAATGATCAATTAAAACAGCTATGAAAATAAGATGCAGTCAAATAGGAAAAATTATGACTAATTCAAGATCAAAAGACAGCCTATCTAAAACATGTAAATCCTATATACAAGAAATAGTTTTAGAAGAAAAATACGGAATCAAAAAAGAATTTTGGAGTAGATATACAGATAAAGGCAATTTAGTAGAACAAGAAAGCATAAGTTTAGCTGATGAAGTTCTAAACTGGCAGTTGCCATTTGTAGCAGAAGGTTATCAACAATATTTTGAAAATGATTATATATGTGGTCATACAGATGTAAATACCGAAAACATATTAGCTGATGTTAAAAGTAGCTGGAGTGCTGATACATTTCCTTTTTTTGAAACTACAATAGAAAAAAACTATATGTGGCAATTAATGGGTTACATGTGGCTAACTGGACATAAAAAAGCAAATTTAACATATTGCCTTATAAATACACCTGAAGAAATGGTATTAGATGAAATACGAAGGGAACATTGGAAACAAAATTCATTTTGGAATGGTGATGAAGATGATGAAATAGTATCGTATATAAGATCAAAACACAACTTTGATCACATACCAAAAGAAAAAAGGGTTAAGAATTACATCATAGAATATGATGAGAATCTAATCAAAGATCTAAAAGATCGTATAGAACAATGTAGAATTTATTATAATCAAATCAAATCAATAATTTAAAATGGAAACAAAAATGAATGGTGGTGCAATTTTTAAAAACGTACACAAGAAATCAGAAAAACACCCTGATTACAAAGGACAAATAAATGTAGATGGTATGGAAAAAGATATATCATTATGGGTAAACACTAGTAAAGCTGGTACAAAGTATTTTAGCGTACAAGTAAACGAACCATATAAACCAGTAGGTGAATCACAACAAGAAGATGATTTGCCTTTTTAAATAAATACGACATGTCATATATAAAAGATGAAGAACTAAGACAGCAAATCATTAATGTATTAAAGTTTAAATCTAGAAATCAAATAGTTAAAAGCATACAAGAAACTGGTGCAAAATTTCATCAGTATCACATTGATAGATTTGTAGCTGGTGATAATGTCAGTTTAAATACATTAAAAAAACTTAATGATTATGTAGAAAAAAACAAATAATATAAAAAACCCTATCTTTGATCTATAACACAAACATAACGAAACTATAAAAAGGTAGGGTTTTACTTATGGCTAATTACATGGAAATAATCAGTAAGGATCATTTAGAGTGGATAGCTATAGTTAGAAGTTTTGGTGGTGGTATATACTCAGAAGATATAGTACAAGATACATATTTACGAATCCATAAAGCTGGTAGCAAAAAAAAAATAGTAGTCAATGGAAAAGTAAACAAGGCTTTTATGTGGGTTACACTAAGAAATAACTACATTAATTTTGCTAGGAAAAATGCTAAAATGTATAAAGTAGAACTAAAAGATTACCACATGAAAAATCGAATAGAACATGATCAAAAAAGATACATAGCAAATGATGTACTAGAATACAAAATCAATGAAGAAGTAAAAAAATGGCATTGGTACGATAGGGATCTATTTGAACTAATAACATCAGGTGAAATTAGCATGAGAAAATTGGCAAGGGAATCTACAATTAGTTTATCTAGCATTGCAAACACCATGAATAAATGTAGAAGAAAATTACGTGAAGCTATAGGTGAAGATTATGAAGATTATATTAATGGTGATTACAAACAAATTATAGATGCTTAAAAAAATACTTAAATTAAAGATATTTAGGTATCGCATATACATATACAAAAAAATAAAATTATAAAATAATGAATGAATACATACATCATCTATTAGGTCTATGTGGCGAACACAACCATCCTAATGCAATAAATGTTACATTGGTATTGATAGGCATAGCTTTAACAATAAAATACGTTTACACGAAAAAAAATGCGAAATAAAATGAAAGAACCTAAAGACAAAAGAACGAAGGAATATAAAGAATGGAAAAAAATGCAAGGTGCTGGTGATCTAGTAGAAAAAGTATTAGATGTAACTGGTGTAGGCAAAGTGGCAAAATGGGTACTAGGTGAAGATTGTAATTGTGATAAACGAAAAGAATACCTTAATCGAGTAATGCCATTTAAAAACGTGCAATGCCTTACTGAAGATGAATATAAATGGCTAGATGTCTATTTTGATCAAACACGAAATACAATATCTGTTAATACACAAGACGAATTTAATGTTATATATAATAGAGTATTTAATAAAAAGGTTGGTAGGTCTTCATGTGGATCTTGTGTAGCACAAAGAATAAAAGAAATGCAAAAGCTATATAGAGAATACAAAAAAGACTTTACAGCACAATAACAGCTAGTATATGGGTAAAGAAGATATTAAAAAACATGAGTTTAAAAAAGGTCAAAGTGGCAACCCAAAAGGTAGACCTAAAGGATCTAGAAATAGAAGCACAATAGCTAAGAAATGGCTAACAGCAAATCACAAGGTAAAAAATTCATTGACTGGTAAAGATGAAGTTTTGTCTATAGAAGATGCTATAACACTATCACAAATTAGAAAGGCTATAGAAGATGGTGATGTACAAAGCTACAAGGCTTTAATGGATAGTGCATTTGGTGGGGTTATACAACAAAACGACATGAATCTAAATATAGAAAAAGGCAACCTTCCCGACTGGCTAAATGAAAGCGAATCCTAATTATCTATACGTAAAAAAAAATGTACCTGATAAACGTGTAACACTATTACAAGGTGGTACAAGATCAGGCAAAACATGGTCTATTATCTACTGGATTATATGGCTATGTAAAGAACACGTAAACTCAGGCATGGAAATAGATATCTGTAGGGATACATTTACAGCCTTAAAAAATACAGCGTGGAAAGACTTTAAAGATGTGCTAATGAAACACGATCTATACGATAGGACAGCACATAACATGACTAATGGAAAATACAATCTATTTGGAAATACTATTAGTTACTATGGTGCTGATAGCACAAATAAGATACATGGTAGAAGTAGGGATATTTTATGGATAAACGAAGCACACCAATTCCCACAAGAAACAATAGATCAGTTATTCCCTAGAACAAGGTATAGAATAGTATGTGATTATAATCCAGCTTTACCAGTAGAACATTGGCTGGATCAATACATCTTAGACTATCCACCATTAGTAACTACATACAAAGATAACCCACATCTAACAAATGATCAGATACTAGACATTGAAAGCAAAATTAAAAATGATTACTGGTGGAAAGTCTATGGTACTGGAATTAGATCACAACCTACTGGTGCTGTATTTAGTAATTATAGTATAGCTAAATTTGAAGAACACGAAATAGTAGGGTTCGGTCAAGATTACGGATTTAGTAAAGATCCGAGTACCCTGATTAAATGCAGTATCAACAAAGCTAAAAAGAAGATCTATCTGTATGAATGCTATTTTGAAGCTGGATTATCTACTGGTCAAATATACGATCTAAACATAAAATACGCTGGTAAACATTTGATAGTAGGTGATAGTGCTGAACCTAGAATGATTCAGGAACTATTTGGTAGGGGTTTAAATATTGTAGAATGCACAAAAGGTGCTGGTAGTGTTACGGCTGGTATTAGCTTAATGCTAGAATATGATATAGTAATAGATCCTAGTAGCCATAACCTGATCAAAGAATTTAACAATTATTCATGGATAGATAAAACTAACAAATCAGTACCTGAAGATAAATGGAATCATGGCATAGATGCATGTAGGTATTTTATATCGAAAATATTACAGAATCCACATAGGGCGAAATACTACATTAACTAAGGTACAAAATGGCGAATTATTGTTATATAAGTAAAGAAACAAATTATGGCAAATAGTATAGGCTGGGGACAAGGATCAGTCAATAATAATAACGGCTGGGGGAAAGGAGCAATTAATAATAATATTTCGTGGGGTGCAATACAATCATTAAGTTATTCACCTGAAACTAATTTAACTGGTGGATCAGAAGGATTTAGTGATACAACGTCATGGTCAGTATCAGTAGATGAATTTTTAAATAATTCAACCACGTTTGATACGATTCCAGCTGATGATGGTGCAAGTGGTGTTAAGTATACACTAAACGCATGGATAAAATTAGATTCATTAAGTGGTACTCAAGTAATATATTATGTTAGTGAATCGGATGGAACATTGGTAGCCTATTTGTTGGTTACTTCATCTGGTAGATTACAAGCATTTGTATCGGGTAGTGGTAGTAATTGGGCGAAGTCAGGTACTGGTACAATAGCCGTAGATACTTGGTATATGGTATCACTTAGATATAATTCACCGAGTAGCAGTAGATATCATAGATTGAGTGTTTATGTAAATGGTGTTAAACCTACTGGTCATACTAGTAACTTTTTAATTGCTAATGCTGGATCAAGTGCAAACATTAATATTGGAAATACTTATTCTGATACAAATCATGTAAACGGACATATAAATGAGCCATCAATTTTCTATGGTCATGCTTTAAGTGGCTCTCAATTAACAGATTTATATAATTCAGGAATGGCAACAGATTTAAATGAAAATACTCCCACACCTACACATTGGTTTAGGTCTGAAAATGCTAGTTGGGATGGAAGTAAATATACCATGAATGATGAAATGGAAACTAGTTTGACAATGGTAACTAATAATATGGAGCAAGACGATAAAGATTCAGACGTACCATCTTAATAAATAACAAAATGAAAGCAGCATTTATAACATACGCAATAATATCTACTAATGATTTAGATAAAATAGACTTTAAACAAGTAGGTGAAACGTCTCAAGATACGATTCGCAAATCTATTGATCAAACACAATTTGTAATTAAATATAACACTATACCTACATTTATAGAAAGTGGTGAAGTATTGCCAGTATCTATTTTAACACATGCACAATGTGTAGAATTAATGGGTACTGATGCATGGTCTGAAGATATAGAAGATACAGAAGATATAGAAGAATAACATATGAAGGTAAAATACCCTACAAAACTTTCTGAAATCCCTTTGGTTAATTACCAGAAATGGATTAATACAGCAAAAAACACTAATGATGAAGAACTATTAGCACATAAATTTGTGCAAATATTTTTAGGCTTAGAACTGAATGATGTACGTAGGATGAATGCTAAGGATGTTAATTTCTTTATAGAAAAGGTAATAGAGGTTTTAAACCATAAACCTAAATTTCAGAAAAGGTGGAAATATGGACATGTAGAATTTGGTTTAATTCCTGATCTAGAAAACATGTCATGGGGTGAATACATAGATATTGAATCAAATATGCATCAGGTGGAAAACTGGCATAAAGCAATGGCTGTATTATATAGACCTATTACCGAAACGTACAAAGATACGTATAACATAGGTGCATATACTGGTGATGATCTATTACACGAACCAATGAAACATGCACCATTAGAAGTTGTTTTAGGTGTTCAGGTTTTTTTTTATCATTTAGAAAAAGAATTGTTAAGCAGTACCCTATCATCTTTAGAGCATCAGATGAAGAGTCTGAAGAACGAAACAACGAATACAGCGAAGCAACCCAATTTAACAAGCAATGGGGATTCTATCACAGCATCTATAAAGTCGCTAAAGGCGACATTACAAAATTTGACCTTGTTACAGCCCTACCATTACATAAAGCATTCACATTCCTCAGCTACGAAGTACAAAAAGATAGAATCGAACATAACAGAATTAATAGACAATTAAATAGAACAAGATGAATGAAGGGTATGCATTATTATACACTAAATTAATAGATAATTTATCTAATAACCCATTAGTAAATTTAGTTACTGAGGGATTAACGGATGAAATTGATCTTGGAAAACAAACCATTTTTCCATTAGCACATGTAGTAATTAATTCAGCTACATTCCAAAATAATGCAGTATCATTTCAGGTAGATATATATTGTATGGACATTGTAGATATATCAGATGATGGTATAGACAATAAAAAAGACGTTATGAATACGCAATACAATATCCTTTTAAGACTATATGAAGATCTCAGAAGGGGTACACTATGGAATGATGATATAGAAATTGAAAGCATGTCAGTAACAGCCTTTGAACAAGCATACGAAAACTATTTAGCTGGATGGAGTGCTAGTCTAAGTATTTTAGTACCTAATCACATGACAATATGCTAAGGGTATTAAATAGTGTTGGTGAAGAATTAGTACAAAATACTATAAAAAATTTACGTAGATCACCTAAAAAAATAGCTAGTGGTGTATTAAAGGATAGTATACGTTATGAAATAGTAGAACAAGGTGATAATGTCATACTGGAATTTTGGATGATGGAGTATGGCTATTACCAAGATGAAGGTGTACGTGGTGCTGATCCTAAATCAATATTTGTAAATGGAAAAAGAGGTGTACAAAAAGCACCAAATAGTAGGTTTAGGTTTGGATCAGGAAAAGGCAAAGGATCATTATTTAAAAGTATAGATAGCTGGATAGTACGCAAAAGATTAGATGAACGAAAAAAAGGTAAATTCACTAGTAGAAAATCTATAAAATTTGCCATAACAAAAAGTATATATAATCAGGGTATAGAGCCTAGTAATTTTTTTACTGATGCATGGGAAAAAACATTAAAAAACGTAGATGAAAAACTAGCCGAAGACCTAGAAAATAACATTGAAAAACTTTATTTTGAATTAGTATGAGCATAGTAAATTTACAAACAGAACCAATTTATTGTAGATCACCTTTTATGATAGAGGTGAACCAAACATCACCAGCTAATGTAGGTAGTAAAGTAGAACTATATATATGGAATAATAGTGGTACATGCCCTAGTGTACCTACATATGTTTTAAGTAAGTTAATACCAGCACCTGATAAACTACAGATGCTGTACAATATAAGCCATTACATAAAAGAATATATATCATTTATAGGTAATGATCCAGCTGTACAAAATGTACCAGTAGATAGTAATTATGCTGAATGGTGCTATGTAAAAGTTATAAGATATGCTGAAGTACCAGCCGAAACATTTACAGAAATAGATACGAAAACTTATTATGCATTTGATGGGTATGGTTATTATGAACAAGGCTATAACCCTGAACTAAGTATATATGGTTTAGAAACAGATAAAACATATACATACTGGTATGATCCTGATAATATACCATCAGGTACACAACCTTTTTTAAATAAATATGGTGATGTACGTATAATAGGTACAAATGGGCATCAAATAAAATACACCAATTTAGAAACTGGATCTACAAACACAATCACATTAGGTGGTTTAGGTGGTACATATAGCTACGTAATTAAAGTACCAGCTGTATTTGGTGGTACAATTGCTGTAGGTAACAAGCTAGAATATTTAGATGGTAGTGGTACGACATTAGCGACATGGACATTTCTACCACAAAGTGAATGTAAATATACACCAGTAGTATGCGACTTTGTAAATAAGCTAGGTGCATGGCAAAGGGTGGTATTTTTTAAATCTAGTAAAACTAAAATAGCTACTAGACAAAAAGATTACAGCTTATATAGTAGGGATGTAGTAAATTACGATCCTAGACTAGAACAAAAAAAGGTGTTTAATGTAAATGCTACTGAAACAATAATAGTCAATACTGACTGGGTAGAAGATAGCTTTAATGAATCGGTTTTAAAACCATTAATGCTAAGCGAAGTAATTAGAATTGACAATAAACCAGCAAAAATAAACACGAAGGCTACAGAACTATTTGAACACATAAACAAGAAGATGATAAACTATCAGCTAGAATTTGAATTTGCTAATGCAGTTATTAACAATGTGGTATAATGGAACGTGTAGTACAAATATACATAGAGGGTGATCGTGTAGAATTATTTAAGGATGAAGAAATATCATTAAATAGTAGCATACAAAACATTGCCGATATTAGTAAAATTTACACCGATTTTACACAAAGTTTTAGTGTTCCAGCATCACCTAGTAACAATGTTATTATGCGACATTTTTACAATAGTGAAGTTATACTATACGAAAACGAATTTACTAATCCATCACTAAGAAGAAATGCTACTATAGAAATAGATGGTACTTTTTTTAAACGTGGTCGCATACAGCTAGAAAACGCAAAAATAGAAAATGGCGAACCCTACAGCTATACATTAACTTTCTATGGTGAATTAGTAAGTCTAAAAGATACATTTGGTGAAGAAAAATTATCTGATTTAGACTGGTCTTCTTTATCACATGCATATACCTATAGTGATATAAAAGCCAGAATAGAAGATGGTGCTACAAATTATGATGTAAGATACCCATTAATTAGTTCTAGTAGGTACTGGCAATATAACAATAGTACAACACCTGATGAAAACATAGACACAACACAAGGTGCTATAGTATGGACAGAATTATTTCCAGCTGTAAAAATAAAAGCAATATTTAATTTACTAGAAAGCATATACAATATCACATTACAAGGTAGTTTTTTAGATGATCCTAAATTTACTAGTGCCTATACCTTTTTTAAAAATAGTGAGACTAGCAGTTTTGTAACACCAGCTATACCATTAGAATTTGTAGATGTGTATGCTGGGGGTGTCACATATGCACCACCATTTCCATATACAAATAGTGATGATGGTGTAACATATGATGATACAGATAATAGCATCACATTAGCTTATACTACGTATGAACTAATAGCTGGATCATTTACTGATGCTGGTATGCATACTATACAAGCTGAAATAACTAATATATCACCTAGTAACGTAACCTACTATATTGATGTGTATAGGTATAATCAGTTACACAATACCATAACTATAGATGGTGGTGGGGATGCATCAGTTATTGTGTATGAAGAAGATAATACGAATAACCCTAATATAAATTCTAAATTAACTTTTTTCTTTAGATCAGATGCACCAGTTACATGTGATATTAGATTAGTTTATTTTTTATCAGCACCCCTTTTAAACCAGCCAAACATTCCGATAAATTTTAGATATGTAGGATGCAATAGTATAACGACAGCTACAGAACAAAATTTACAAACATCAGCACCTGATATGAAGGTATCAGATTATTTTGCTAATGTTTTAAAGCTATTTAATTTAACAGCGTATGGTTTAGAAAAAGACGTATACGAATTAGAAACTATAGAATCATGGTATAATAAAGGTGAAATTATAGACATTACCGAATATACGGATATGAAGTCTATAGATGTTAAACGAATTAAACTATTTAAAAATATCACCTTTAAATATGCACAAAGTAAATCTGTAACTAATAGGTTTTTTTACAATACGTATATGCGAGAATATGGTGATCTAGCATCAGTATTTAATTATGAAGGTGGTGATTACAAAATAGAAATAGGTTTTGAAAACATACAATTTAGCAAATTTACAGATACAAATTTACAAGTTGCGTATTGTATTGATCCTAGCCTTAATCCATATGTACCAGCACCAGTAACATTATATCAATACACGAATCAATCAGTAAGTTTTTATTTAACAGATGAATTGACTAATACAGATGAAATTACATCTTATGTACCATTCGGTCAAGACATGATACAAAACAATGAAAACTTTACATTAAACTGGGGATCAGAAAACAGCACTTTATTACAAACACAATTATTTGGTGGTTTGTATAACACGTATTACAAGGGGTACATAGAAAATTTGTACGATCCAAAAAATAGAGAAATTACCGTAAAAACACGTTTACCATTATCTATTTTAACATCATTAGATTTAAATGATCGTGTGGTAATTAGAGATAAAAGATACATTATTAATAATATAAAGGCATCCTTAACATCTGGTGAGACTACATTAGTTTTAATAAATGATTTTAGGCGAATGATAGCTGATGGGCATCCACCAATATATCCACCTATAAGACCTGATGATGATGCACAATGCATGAGTGTATTAATACCTTTTATAAAAAATGCTGTTAGCTGTACTATAGCTGAATGTACAACACCTAGTGTATCAGGGGTTACAATTACACCTAGTACAATTACTAGTGAACAATTTGTAACTATATGTATTCCAGCATGGGATGGATCAAATACTAAAATTATTACAGAAACTGGTGGTTTTATAATAGATACAGAAGAAGGTGAAGATTTTGTAACAGAAGAAAGCGAAGGAATAAGAACTATTGCTATATGCTTAACATACACAATGAATGATGGAAGTAGTGTAGCAAATCAAATATTTATACAACAAGGTGCAACGTATTAGAAACATAATAAACATGCTAGGTATTAGCAACGTAGAATTTAACGAGGCTATAGATACAGCAAAAGGTAAATACAAATATCCAATAACACTAAAAGACTTTTATAAGGTTCGCAAAAGGGAACTAAAATACAGAAAAAATGAGCAGAGAAAAGGTAGTAAAGCTGAAGGTAGAAAGTAATGTAAAAAACATTACAGATGAATACAAAGGCTTAAATGAAGAAATAAAAGAACAAGGTAAATTAGTTGATGAAACTAATACAAGTTTTGAAAAACTAGATGAAACTACTAGTAAATACACTAATAAAGCTAGTGAAGGTTTTAAAAAAGTTGCTGAACAAAGCAAAAAAATAAAACAAAACATAAAAGGTGGTACACAAGCATTTGAAGGTGGTGCTACGGCTGTACAATTTTATGGTGATAGTCTAAGTTTAGTGGGTGCTGAATCTGAAAAGCTAGATGATAGTTTAAAAAAGGTAGATCAGGCTATGCGATTATCTAAAGGTGTAGCTGGTGTAAGAAAAAGCATAACAGCGATTAAAGGGTTTACAGCAACCAGCAAAACAGCTACAAAAGTTCAATTATTTTTTGGTAAAATAATGGGCAAATCTACTGGAATGCTAAAAGCCTTTAGATTAGCTTTAATTTCTACTGGTATAGGTGCATTAGTAATTGGTGTGGGTTTACTAATAGCTAATTTTGAGAAACTACTAGATGTTTTTTCACCTATTACAGATGGTCTAAAGTCTTTAGGTGATGCTATTGGGTTAACTAGCTTTGCTGAAGATGAACGAAAAGAAAAAATAAAATCACGATTAGAAGCACAACAGAAGGCGTATGAACAAGAAGTAAAAAATCACAATCAACGTATGGATGCGTATCGGCAAGAACAAGCTGAACAAGATAAACTTTTGGGCAAAGAAATTGAATTAGCAAAAGCACGTGGTGAAGATACTACTGATATGCAAAGACAACAGCTAGAACAAAGATTAGCAGATTTGAAAAAAAATCTAGCAAAAGAAGAGAAAGCATACATGGATGCAGATGATGGCTGGTTACAAAGTCGACATGATGAAATTGTGGAGTCCAATGAAGCAATACTATTTTTACAAAAAAAAGGTGTTAAAGAATTTAGCCAATTAAATTTTGAAGCACAAGATGAATTTAGAAAAACTTTTAGGTTTGGTATGTCGCGATCTATTGAAGGTCTAAAAACACAAATAAAACAAGCTAATGAATCAATAACATACGAAGCTGAAGTAGTAAGAAAACGATTTGGTAAAACTACACAAGCACAAATAGATGAAGCACAAAAGAATATTGAAATATTTGAGGCAAGAAATACAGCCTCAGAAAAAGCAGAACAAAAAAAGAAAAACGACAATTATAAAACATATTTACAAAATAGATTAAATGCTGAAAGGCAAATGGAGGATATGAGAAATTCTCTATTAGAAGAAGGTATAGAAAAAGATCTAACTATAAATGAAACTAAATTTAAACGGCTACGTGAGGATGCCCTTAAAAACACCAATTTAACAAGAACTGAGAAAAAAGCATTAGAGGATCTTTACGATCAACAAGAAATACAAGCACGTGAAAAAATTAATCAAAAGTACGTTGATTTAGAGAAAGCGAAAAATGAAAAAATTGATAAAATTAATCAAAAAGAAAATGCTGATAGAATAGCACGTGAAGATGCACAATATCAATTAGAATTACAATTACAAGCTGATAGGCAAGAAGCTGAAATAATACTATTAACCCAAAAATATGACAAACAATTTGAACTAGCTAGTGGTAATGCTGAACTTGAAAAGATGCTAACTGAACAAATGAATTTAGATATAGCAAATATCAATCAAAAGTTTAGGGATGAAGAAGCAAAAAAAGAAGCTGATGCATTAAACCTACGAAAGCAAAACGAAATGTCTAAAGTAGAAATGGGGTTAAGTGCATTAACATTAATTAGTAATATAGCTGATAGTATGGCTGGTGAAGATGTAGAACGTCAAAAGAAAGCCTTCAATATTAAAAAGGCTGTAGACATTGCACAAGCTACAATGGATGGATATAAAGCTGTATTATCGGCATATGCACAAGCACCAGTAGGTTTTAAAATACCAGCATCTATTATAGCTGGTGGGTTTAGTGCATTACAAATAGGAAATATTGCTAAACAAAAATTTCAATCACCTGAACCTGATGATCTAGCATCAGGTGGTGGTGGTGGTGGTGGTGAACCTAGTGTACCAGCTACACCTGAATTTAACATCATTAGTGGTGCTGAATTAACAGATACAGAAGGTGTAGGGCAACAGCCATTACAAGCATTTGTAGTCAGTACCGAAGTAACTACAGCACAAGGCTTAGATCGTAATAGAGTAGAAAATGCGACAATTTAAAAATTAAAGTTATATAAATATGCAAGTTATTGAACTAGTAATAGATGAAGAATCAGATGAAGTAGGTGTACAAGCTATTTCAGTAGTCAATTCACCAGCTGTAGAAGTAGATTGGATAGCATTAAACAAACAAGTAATGCTAAAAGCATCAGACGAAAAAAAACGTATTTTGACTGGTGTAGCCTTAATTCCCAGTAAACAGATTTATCGGTATGATGAACAAATGGGTGAATACTATATATTTTTTAGTAAAGAAACTATTGAAAAAGCCTCACAATTATTTTTAAAGGAATCAAATCAAAAAAATGCTACGTATGAACATGCATACGATTTTGATGGTGGTATTGTAGTAGAATCATGGCTAGTAAGTGATCCTGAAATGGATAAAGCCAAACACTATGGTTTCAATGTTCCTAAAGGTACATGGATGATCAGTATGAAAATTGAGAATGACAAAGTATGGAATGATGTTTTAGATGAAAAAGTTAAGGGCTTTTCGATAGAAGGATTTTTTGCTGATAAACTACAGATGAACAAGTTAAGCGAGGAAGAAATTTTAGTACAAAAAATTAAAGACATCATCAATGAAGAAAACACCTAGTAGAATAACGAAAACTAGCAGTAAAAAAGGCTGTTTATGTAAGGATGGATCATACCATACAGATTGTTGTGATGGATCAATATGGTCTGAAGGTATAGGAATTATTAAAGGTGGTCACGTAGGCATAAAAACTAGGACATCTACAAGTAGAAATAAAAACAATTCACATGGATAAAATTTTAGAACAAGTCAAAGTAATATATGGTCATTATGTACTGGCTGTAGCACGTGCAAAAAAGATAGAAAAACTACAAATGGAAATAGAAAGCCTATTACATGAAAAAGCTGATGATCTAAAAGGTTATGAAAATGCATTGAAAAAGCTAAAAGATAAATCTAGTCGCAAAGGCAAAGCATTAGACTTAATAAAAAAGGTTAAACAAATGCAAAAAATTAGTATTATTAAGCATTACGAATCAAAAACTGATTTGAAAAATGCGACAAAAGAACAAGATTAAGTTATATATATATGAGCATTAATAAGATTAACGAAAAGTTACATAAATCTAAAAAAGTAGATTTAAAAACACGTAAAGTAAGTTTAAACAAATTAGATGAACTATCTGAAGAAGCTAGTATATCAGCTGGTAATTATCAATATGCTGCAGAACAAGTTGCAGAAGCACATAAATTTTTAATGACTGCATGGGATATAGTACGATTTGAAGTACCTAGACCTGATGATATTCAAGATGAATTAGATGTAATAACTGAAAATTTAGATAGTTTAGGTATAGACCATCCATCTGAAGTACAAGAAGTACAACAAAACATAAATTTCGCAAAAGAGCAATTTAATCAGGTGTTAAAAGATATGGAATGGTGGGAAATTAATCATGGTTTAGATAGATATTCAATTTAATAAGATATGCAAAAAATACTAGACAAATTAGCGAAGGATAAAAGAAGCGTAAATTTAAATACAGCTGATGAAATACGATCTGAAATGGAACGGATTTCAGATGATTTAGGTCTAGCTAGTTATTATGCCTATGAAAGATTTGAAGAAATATCTGATAAAGTAGCTGAATTTAAATCAGAAATAAGCATAGAAGTAGATAATCAAATAGTAAATAGTGAGGTTACCTATCCTGAAGATAAACTACAAGGTTTAAAAGAAATGCTAATGCCAGTAGAACATGTAGCTGAAAGTTTAGGTGTGAACCCTAATGAATTAATGCCTGAATTTGATGAAGCCTTAGAATTAATGAAACAATATGAAGAAGTATATAATGATTATAGGGATGCCTATAATACATTAGTACGAGAATCAGGTTTTTTAGCACAATTTTAATATGAAAGATAGCAGACAAAGAGTATTAGACAAATTAGCAAAAGCTAACAAGCCGTCAACAAGTGTTAAACTAGGTGCTGTACAAGATTTACAAGAGGGTTTAGGTTATTCAGATGTAGCATTTAATGTAGCGTTAGAATGGAATGATGAATTAAGTAATGAAATATATGAAAAAGTTTCATTAGGGTATGCATCATTAGAATTAGGTATAGAAAAATTAGAACCAGCTATAGCCGAAATAAATCAATTTATGGATGATTTAGGTGTAGATCCATTAGAATCTGTAGAAGATTATGATAAAGCTGTTAGAATGCTAGACTATTTACAAAATGTAAAATCAGAATATGAAAAATTATTAAATTCACTAGATTTTAGACTATAAAATATGCAAAAGATATTTAACAAATTAGCAAAAACTAACAAGCCTTCAACAAGTGTTAAACATAAGGTAGACCTATCTAATATTACTGAATTAGAAGATCATGTAGAATTTGTTTTGGATATTGTAGAATCTGAAAGTAGTAGAAGTATAGATTTATTAAATGAATTAGGTGAATCTATGGGTGCATTAGATGGTGCTATGTCATTAGTAAAAGAAGATTATGAACATGCACTAGAATTAATGAATGCTATAGAAGATTTAGGTATAGATACACCTGATAGTTTAATAAGGGTTTTAGATCAACTAATGAATTTAGTAGATATGCGAAAAGAAGTACAGCCAAGCTATGAAAAAACACAATTAGCATTTGGTGTTGTAACAAGTATAAATGAATTATCTGATTATGCAAAAAATTTATAATAAACTAGCCAAAGAAACACCAGCTAAACGAAAAGTAAAGCTAAGTAAAGTAAATGATCTAATGGATCAGATTAAAGAATGTCGTGAAGAAATGAATCAAATAGCTTTACAAAGTGAAAATGCATTAACTGATGTGCAAAATGCATTAGGTGAATTAAGAATAATTCAAGAATCAAAAATACCATCATTATCATTTGATAAAGATGAATTATTAAATCAGGTACTAGATTTAGGTATTGATGTACCACAAGAATTAAACGAATTAGATCAAATGTTGGTAGATGCTGAAACTATAGATGCTGATGCCTTTGATTTAGTATCAAAAGTAGAAGATCTAAGATCAGAACTAAGTAAATTTATGTTATAATTATGAAAGCAAAAGAAACACTAGACAAAATAAGAACAGCTTTAAATATGAAAGTAGAATTAGAAACAATGACATTAGAAGATGGTGTCACAATTTTAGAAGCCGAATCATTTACGGAAGGTGCTGAAGTCTTTATCGTAATGGATGAAGAACGTGTACCATTAGCAGTAGGTGAATATACCCTAGAAGATGGTAGATCTTTAGTAGTAGAAACAGAAGGTATTATTGCTATGGTAGGTGAACAAGTAGAAGGTGAAGAAGAAGAAGAAGTAAAGCCTGAAGTAGATGAAGAAATGGCAAATGACAAGCCTAAAATGATTTCTGAAACTAAAATTAAAGAAACATATTTTGAAGAAGAAACACCTGAAGAAGTAGCTGATACTATTAAAGAAGTAGAAGATGAAGTTTTAGGTGAAGTATCTACAATTATCGAAGAATTAACACCTGAAGCTGTAACTGAATCAGATGCCTCAGAAATGGCTGTAGCAGTCGTAGAAGCTGTTACAGATACTTTAGAAGAAATGCCTGAAGATTTAAAAGACGTATATAAGAAAAAACGTAAAAAGTACGGCAAAGCAAAACTAACAGATGAAGAAGCTGAAGTAGTTGCTGAAGCTGAAGGGCAAATAACAGAGGCTGTAGCTGAAGTAGTAAGTGCTGAAACACCTGAAGAAATTACACCTGAAATAGCTGAAGAAATAGCTGTTGTAATTACTGAGGCAGTACAAGAAATTGTAGCTGATGCACCTGAAGAGTTAAAAGCACAACTATTTAAGAAAACAAAATTGTCTAAGACTAAAAGAAACACGAAGTCTAGAATTGATATGGCAAAAGAAAAAATTGCTAGAATACAAAAAAGACAAGAACTAAAGACAAAAACAAATTCAGGGAAAAGATATGTACATAACCCTGAAGCAATAAGCAAAGAAAAACAACAATTTAAAATTAGCGAAGGACGTGAAATGAACACTATGGATCGCATTTTAAATAAATTGTATAAATAATAATTA